TATTCCTTACACAAACCTGATCTTACAATATCCTCAACACCAAATTCAATGATGCTAAGTGATGGCATAATCCTAAGAATTCTCATGAAATCATGAATACCATTCCTTTCATTTTGTTTAATCAAATCAGTTTGCGTAGCGTCACCACAGAACATTATTTTGGTGTCTGTACCAACTCTTGTCATTATACTATCTAACTCATGATAATTCAAGTTCTGGAACTCATCTACAATAATTATAGCCCTATCTAAAGTAGTTCCACGAATGAAGGAGGTACTCCAGAAGTCAATAGTATTTTGATTCTTCAGATTACCATAGAGCATTTCAAAATCTGCATCACTTGGCATCTCAAACATATACTTCACCATATTCTTATATGGTATCTGATATAGGAATGACTTGTCATCATGATCACCAGGTAAGAATCCAATCTCTCTGGTTGCAACTAAAGATCTTACAATGTAAATTTTATCATAAGGAGTACTTGGATCCAGTACTTCTTGAAGAGCATTATAAAGAGTAATAAATGTCTTCCCAGTTCCTGCTGCACCATAGGCAACAAGATTCTTTCCATCTTTATAAGACTTGAATAATTTTTTCTGATTGTCAGTGAGGGGTTCAATGTCCCTCATCATATCAGTATTAATTGGTTTCTTTCTCTTCATCTGCTTAGATGTTAATCCCACACCTATCGGTTGATCTGCTTTCTTTTTACGTGGCATGTTAATCAGGTTCGGATAGTGCGGATTGAGTGGTATTAATTCCTTTTTTAGCTAATCGAGCTGAAATACCTCCCGATTTATCCGCTTTCTGGAGGACTTCACCCCATCCAGGATTCTTATTAACAAGTTTATCTCTCCACTCACCAACCTCCACACCTAAAGCTGGCATATTAGAAGGGTCAGAGAAATCTCTAATCCAATCAGGATTATCTTCTTTCCACTGATCCCAAGCATGAACGCTCATCACGACTTCTTTTTGCTCACCAGTTTCTTGATTAACAACGGGGTACGTAGCCATACAAATCTTAATAGGGTTTACGGTTATTTAGGAAATCCAGTCAAGAGCTTCCGCAACAGTAGGA